CTAGCCAACTCTGATAATCGGCCCGTCAGTTGCACCCGTAGTTACCGAAGAATTGAAGGTGAACGAGACATCGGTCACGGTAAAGGTTTCATTGCTGCGCCCGTTGTTCGCCATGGTGGCCCACCGGATTTGAGAATATCCAGGAATGGTGGCGGTACCTGTGCCCTTGGTCTGGTTATTAATCTGTCCACAAGTGAATACCATGGCCTGTTTCCCATCGGCCAGATTGTTGTTCCACCACCGAACATTCGCTATCGGGTCCGAATCGACCACGTCATTGAGTTGGATAGTGAACGTCGCCGATTTGAGGTCAAGGCCCGATTTGTTTTGCAAAACTGGAGCGACAACTGGGGGTGTGTTTAAAGGGTAAAACTCCTGGGTGTTCAGGTTGAGCTGCACTGGGCTGGGCAGATCCAAGGTGATCTGGATGCCATTCTGGTTGAAGAGGACGTAGGTTTGAACTTGCCCTAGCGAGTCGTTCGAGATTTTTTCCTTGAGTGCTTCAGACATTTTAATTTCCTTTTTTTATCTGCGCTGAAATTCTAGAAAAGAATTTCTCCTTGTTGCGCGATCCCAACCTTGGAAACGCGCTGGGCAATTCTTGATGGGAGAACTCACTCTGTCAAATGTTTGAAAGCCTAATTCGTCAATTTTTTATTTATGGCTAAAGAGAGGATAATTTGAATGACGTTTTCTTGATCCTAAGTGCCTGAGCTGAAAGCTAAAAGTGAAGAAGTTCGGGGCTTCGCCAAGGGGGATAGTTACATACAAATGCAAAAATGAGGTCGTAGCTTCGCATGAAGAGTAGAAGTAAAACTTTCTGGCATCAACGGTAGCGTATTTACCTTTACATTGGAGCCACGGGAAGGCCTCCAGCCTATCCGCTACTGGCCAAGCCAAGCCGGTCAGTAGGGCTGACTTCAGAAGCTATAGGCATCCGAAATATATTAAATAAGTGTTATTTATTGCTATCGGCTATAAGCCGCTTCATTCTAAAGTATGCAATAAGGCCCCGGGACACTTAGAAAACCGCTCTTATAACGTAGTGGGGTGGTTCCAGTGTCACAGAGGCTGATTCCATAGTTTCAGAGGGGTACTGTTTCTGTCTGTAGCAATTTTTTACCACTCCAGCTGTTTTCGAGCTTCCCGAGCTCACCCCAGTCGGTGCTGGAGTTGATCCATCGGGCGTAGGTCGATAGCAACATCTGAACGCTATGACCGAGTTGAGTGGCAATAAACGCAGGGTTCATACCCGCCATGAGGCACATGGTTGCGTAAGTGTGTCGGCAGTTGTATTGCCGGCGGGCGCGAATCTCCAATTCGGTCAGCGCAGCCTGGAAATGTTTGTCGGTCACACTCGACTGCTGGATGAACTCGAAGTTCTTGGTCGGCGGGAACACAAACGGCGACTTTGCTTGCTTGCGGCGGCTCTGCCGCGTGCGTTGCTTGGCCATGCACTCGGCTTGTTCTATAGCGTGCAAAGCGCGACTGTTGAGCATGACCTGGCGGATAGTGCGGGTTTTGGTGCGCTCCTCGATCTTGTAGTCCGCGACGATCCGACACACGTTGACCAGGCGCTTCTCCTTGTCGACCTCCTCCCAGCGCAGTGCCGCCATTTCGCTCGGGCGCATGCCGGTATAGAAGGCGAACTCGAAGTACGCCGCGTAGATCCGCATCGAGTGGGTCAGGGTCTCGTACAGGTGAGCGATGATCTTATTGGCCTCATCCACCGTGAAGGGGTCAATCGGCTTCTTGGCTTTCGCCGGCAGTTCGATCGATTCAACCGGGTTGCGGTTGATCAGCCCGTCTTTCACCGCGGTGCCGAACACTGTGGTCAGGCGCTGGATCGCCGAGCGCTTCACACCCGGTGATGGCCATTCGGTGTTCGCTACCACCTTGCGCAGCATCACCGACGTGATGCTGTCGATGGGCAGCATTGCGAGGTAGGGCATCCAGTACAGATTCAGTGAGCCGAGGTAGTTCTTGCGCGTCCCCGCCACGATCTCGCGACTGTTGAGCCACTCCTGGGCGTACTCCCCGAAACGGGGAGTCGCCGAGTAGTTGGCATAGGTGGAATTAGGAAAGAGTTCGGCATAGCGCTGATCATCCAGCACACCATGCTTGATCAGGCTGGTTACGTGAGCGCGTAGGTCGGCGGCAGCCTTAATCCCCTTCGGCGTTTGGGGATAGGGGAGGGTTTCGCAACGGCGTTGCCCATTCCAAGTGAAGCGAATGCGGACGGACTGTCCAGCAAATTCAACTCCGGTGGGCAATCCCATTGGCTCTCGAGCCATGCTTCGTATCTCCTTAGGCTGTAGTAAATGCGGCTGTCGATGGTGTTCCAGACACCTTTGGGGATGACGCCTCTGGCTCGCTTGCCTTGCAACGCTCGGCGGGTGGTGCCGACCAGTTCGGCCATCTTGTCTTCCGGAATTTTGTCGATCTGGTAGGTCTGGGCGAGTGGTTCTGCTGAGTTATCGAAGTGCGTATACCCCACAACAGGCTGCGCGGGCGGGCGATCCCAAGCGTTTAGCGTTGCATTGGATGTGGCTGCCTGGCGCAGCTTTTCGTGGGGTATAAGTGCTTCGGCAGTGGCGCTGATGGACGCAGTAATGCCTGCTGCTGCGCAGCAGAGACTCTTTGTTTTTTGTGCGTCGACGCCATTAGCGTGGCGGAGCAAAGCGGTCGACGCTTGGGTGGTATGCCGGTTAGCCTTCATGCCGCTTTCCTCCGGTGTTCGATAGCGAGTTGGTCCATCAGGCACTGGTTGAATTGCTGTCATGTGGTGTGCTCCTGGTATCACTTGGCTGGTGGTGGCAGCCATTCGGGTTGCTGGTCTTACTCGGTTGGTTCGTCCTGCGGTCGCAGCATTTCTTCATCCGCCTTGTAGGCACGGATGTCGATCAGTGAGGCGACATGCCGGATGTGGGCGTACTTCGGTGCCTTGCGGCTGGTGTCCAGCGTGGTGATGGGAAGCTGAATCCGGCCGCTGTTGATCTCGGCCACAAACGACTGCTCGTTGAGGTTGCGAAAGTACTGCTCGCGTACTTTTTCAAGTGGGATCAACACGTCGCCGAAGGTGCGGTAGAGCAGTTCTACGGTGGCCGATTCGGGTGCGGGTTGTAGCCGGAGTGGGGTTTGTCCGTTGTTAGTCATCGGCTTGTTCAGCCTCCTTGCGTTGTTTTCTTGCTGGATGATTCCAGGCATTCAGGCAGTGGCATCTGGTCAGCTCGCGCAGATGTTCGGGCACTTCGAGGAGCGCGGCATTGCGCTCCTCGCGTGTCCGCATGGCGATGATCTGGCGGGCATATTCCCTAGGCCACGTCACGGTTGTCTGCCGGGATAGCAGGAAGGTCGATACTCAACTGGTCGGCCAGCCAACGGATGCCGGCTTGTCTGACCTTGGTCGACTGGCTGTACTGAAGGCCGTATTTCTCGTGAAACCACTGGCCGTCTTTAATCCGCAGGTACTCGCGGTCGCGGATGGGGTAAGCCGGCAATCTGCATTCGTTGAGCAGACCTTTTTCCTGCATGAGAGCTATTAGCTGGGCCCGCGTCAGGCTCAGCTGAGTCGCGGCTTGGGCGAGCGTGCGTTCCATGGCATCCCCCTCATGCTGCGTGCGCGGCTGGGGTTGCCGCTGCAGCAAGATGGCTGATGGACTCGGTGACCTTGCCGTAGATCTCGACATCGGTGCCGCACACGGTGAAGCATTTGGTGTGTGGGCTCTTTACGCCGATGCTGAGAATGGTGGTGACGCCGGGGCGCGTGTGGGTGCGGTGCACCGCGACGTGCAGGGGGACGTCGAAGCCCATGTCGAGACTCAGTATGCCGCCGGTGCGCACCAGCTCGAACACGCGCTGTTTGTCCTGGATTTCAAACCGGCCGTATTCGCGGCTTGCGTGAGGACGATGCTCCAGGTCGCTGGTGCTGCTCGGGTCGAACGGGCCGTTGGCAATTTCTTCGATGAAGTCGGCCAGTTTGAGGTGCATTTTCTTGGCGTTTTTCAAGGTCAGCGTGTGGCGTTCGCTACCCAGTTCGACGACGAAAATGGTCTCCGATGTGCCACGTTCGACCTTGAGACGGAACGCCAAGGATTCACGTTTGGGGGCCGACCTCAGTACGTGATTGAAGGTCTCGGTCAGGTTGACCTGGGCGTTGAGCAACTGCAGGGTGCGGTTGTCGAGTTTGAACTTGCTCATGCTGCGTGCCCTCCGCCATTTGGGTCGGAGGGGAAGGGCTGATAGTTTTGGGCGACGAGCTTGGGTTTGTTGTTGTGGATAATGATCAAGCAGCCGGTGGTGGATTGCAGCTGCTCGATTAGTTTCCGGTTGCTGGTGCACGCGGGATGGACGTGCAAGGTTGCTGTGGTGTGCATGGTGTTGCCTCGCTCTGTGGTGGAAGAGTGAGACAAATATCACGTATTGTGTTTATCGTGTCAACACGATGCGTGATTATTCGGGCTTGTCATGCGCAAACCGTGATGATTTCAGTATCCCGCCCACTAGATGTACCTTGGAGACGTCATGCTGATCGAGGTGAAGGGGGCTATGGTCCTGGTTGACACTGTCAAACCGATATACGCCATCTCGCAGGTAGATGAACTCTTTGATCATTGACCGGCCGTCTTGGGTTTGAACCATCACCTCGTCTCCGGTGACGTATATCTTGTTGGGCTCAATGAGAACGTATTCGCCACTTTTGATTCGTGGATGCATGCTATCGCCGATGACCCTGAGGCCGTACGCGTTAGGGTCATCACTATAAATGTGGAGATAGCCATCACCATGCCCGACAGGGAAATCTAGTGCCTCGAAATAACCATCCATGCCTAATTTTGCCGTGCCGACTACTGGCACCGCTCCTTCCTTCGTAGGTCCAATCGGCTTGACAACACCTGCTGTCTTTTTGGGTGCCCTGCTCAATATCTGCGGTTCAAGATTGGCCTGTGCCGGAACGAGTTGTTGAGAATTGGTGCCACTAATCAACTCTGCGATCGATACGCCAAGCGCAGGAGCAAGCAGTGTCAGGTCTGCGAGATTAGGTTCCCTGAGGTCGCTCTCGTAGTTCCCTATTCGGGATTGTGAGGACCAGCCGCATTCTTCAGCCAATTGTTTCTGGCTGAACCCTTTTTGTTTTCTGAGCCGCTTGATGCGGGAGCCTAAAGTTTCCATTCGGAATTTTTATCACGTAATGAAATGTTTTTTTCTCACTTATCGTGTTGAAATAATCACGATGCGTGTTTAGAGTGTGCGAGGTCAAAAGGAGTCAGATTCATGAACCGAATTGCCTGCCTCAGAAAGGAGGCACAGATAAAACAAAGGGATCTTGGTGAGCTGCTTGGTTGGACCCAGACAAGGCTAAGTAACTACGAGTCTGGTCACAGAATGCCAGGCCTCAGTGAGTGTAGGGCAATCACCTCTGCTCTGAATCAATTGGGGGCCGCTTGCTCACTTGACGATGTTTTTCCACCAGAGCGGGAAACATCAAAAGCTGCTTAGAAAAAAGGCGACCCAAGGGCCGCCCAGTTCCTCCCGGCACGCACCACCACAGCGCTGTCGGGTCGCGATAAAGATAGGCGGGCACACCACATGCTAACCACCTCTCTTTATCGCGCTTTCCAAGGCACGGATGCCTTGGTGTTGCTGCCTTTTCCACCACAGATTGGGCAGCTGTTGCGCCAGAGGTGAACGACGGATCGTTCGCCTCGGCACGGTGCCGGTGTCGATCCTGAAGATCTAGCCGGCGTTTGGGCCCTTTCAAGCCACGCGGCAAATGTATCACCACTGCATGTCGCGAGGCACTGGCAACATTAAGGATTAATGCCATGAGCCGAATCGCTCTGAGTTCTGTAGAACGGGCGCAGCGGGAAATCCTGCCGCTCGATTTAGCGCTTTACCATGCTGCTCGGGACTATCCCGGCGGCGCCGCTGCAATTGCCGCCACCACCGGCAGAAACGCCACCACGCTGCAGCACAAGCTGTCCCCAACGCACCCCAGCCACACGGTCAACATTCAGGAGTTTGGCGAGATCCTGGAGCTGACCAAGGACCGCCGCATTCTCGATGCGGTACACGCGTTGGTGGGGGATACCACTTGGCAGGAATTGGCCGAGGCGTACACCAACGACATGCCTGAAACCTTGACCACCGGCATTGCTGAGTATTTCCGGCAGGTGGCTGACTTGGCTGAGATCTGGGCCAAGAGTATCGGTGACGGCGCGGTCAGTGACCACGAATTGGCCGCGATCCGCCTGCAGGTGTTTCGCGGTATTCAAGGACTGCTGGGGATGTTCAACCGCGCCACCTACGTCAATCAGACAACGCGGGGTATCGACCGTGGTTGATATCGTCGACTTTGCCAATGACCTGGTGCAGGAGCGTCTTGATCAAGCCCTGGCTGCCCGTCGTAACGCTGCTAAGCCAGCTTTGGCGGCGCATTCATTTCTATTCTGCGAGAGTTGTGACGATCCGATTCCGGAGTCTCGTCGGTTAGCTCAAGCGGGTTGCACTCAGTGCGTGAGTTGCCAGTCCATCGAAGAATCGCGGGAGGCACGGCATGCTCGATGAGGTATTGGGTCAATTCGCAGACTTTGGTCTTGAGCCGAAACTACCACTGACTTTTGGCAAGCTGACACGGTGCAAAACAGCGCAGGACAGGGGGGCGGAAAAGAACGGTTGGTACGTCGTCCACGAACATCGCACCGAGAAAAACGAAACGCTTATTTTTGGCAGTTTTGGTGACTGGCGTTCGGGTGAGTCGCAGAAGGTCAAGGTCAAGGCCGGGCGGATGTCGCCAGAAGAGCGCGAAGTCATGCGCGCTCGTCAGGAGGACGCCAAACGCCGTGCTGCCGAGGTTAAGGCCAATGCAGCGCGTCGCGCCGCGAACCGTGCGGCGGGCATGTTCAAGCGCATGCCGGAAAAGGGCCGTAGTGACTATCTGGACCGAAAGCAGATCGTCGGTTTCGGCGTCCGATACGCACCGCGCTCCGGCGCGTTTTTGGTGCCTATGTGCAACGTGCGGGATGAGATCGTTGGCTTGCAAGTTGTATTTCCCGCCAAGCAGGAAGACACCGGTCGGGACAAATCCTACTGGCCCTATGGGATGTCCAAGGAGGGCGCCTTTCACTTGATCGGGCCGCACCCTGATCCGGGTGAGCCGGTGTTGGTGTGTGAGGGGTACGCTACCGGCGCCAGCCTGCACATGGCGACCTCGCTAACAGTGGCTATCGCCTTCGATGCGGGCAATCTGTTGGTGGTCTGCAAGGCCATGCGTGAACGCTTCCCGGGATGCCCATTGATTGTCTGTCGTGACGATGACTGGAAGACCAAGCGCCCGAACGGCGAGCCCTGGAACCCTGGTGAAGAAAAGGCGAACAACGCTGCGTTGGTCGTTGGTGGTCAGGTGGTCGCGCCGATCTTTTCCGGTGAACGGGAAGACAAGTGGACCGACTTCAATGATCTGCATGTCGCCGAAGGTTTGGACGCGGTGCGCCGCCAGGTGCTGGCGGTGGTCAAGCCGCCGGCCGCAGGCGGTTGGAAGGATCTGCTGGCCCGCAGTGAAAGCGGTGCCTTGATCGCGCACATGCAGAACGTCGAGCTGATTCTGGCCAATGACGAGCGATGGGCCGGAGTGATCAGCTATAGCGCTTTCAGCTCGAAGATCGTGAAGTTACGGGCTGCACCTTATGGTGGTGGCACTGGAGACTGGGCCGATATCGACGATATGCGTGTCATGAAGTGGCTCGCGCAGCAGTACAACCTGCGGGTTAAGGCGTCTCATGTGATCGAGGCTGTGAGTGTGGTTGCCCATGACCATGCCTTTCACCCGGTGCGACAGTACTTGCAAAAGCAGGAGTGGGATCGTGTACCGCGCCTTGAAAGCTGGCTCACAGATGTCATGGGTGTGAAGGAAAGCGAATACACGTCGAAAGTCGGCAAGCGTTGGATGCTCTCGGCCGTGGCGCGGGTGATGAAGCCTGGCTGCAAGGCTGATTCGGTGATGATCCTCGAAGGCGCGCAGGGCGCAGGTAAGTCGACGGCAATGAACATCCTCGGCGGCGAATGGTTTATGGACACGCCTTTCGCCCTGGGTGACAAGGACGGGTTTCAGGCGATCCGGGGCAAGTGGATCGTTGAGCTGGGCGAGCTGGACAGTTTCAACAAGGCCGAAAGCACCAAGGCCAAGCAGTTCTTTTCGGCATCGACCGACACCTACCGCGAGAGCTACGGCCGCAGAACCATGGATGTGCCACGCCAGTGTGTGTTCGTGGGTACAACCAACCAGGACGAATACCTGAAGGATGCGACCGGTAACCGTCGTTATTGGCCGGTGGCCTGTACCAAGGTGGATCTGGAGCTGCTTCGCACGATCCGCGATCAGCTGTGGGCCGAGGCAATGTTCTGCTACGAGGCGGGTGACCTTTGGTGGGTGACGCTGGACGAGGCGGCGATGTTCGGCGAGGAGCAGGACGAGCGCTTTGTGGTGGATGAGTGGGAAGGGCCAATTCTGACCTGGCTTGAAGAGTCGCAGATCGGCGAAACCACCACCGGCAGTGAAGTGCTGGCCAATGCGCTGAAGCTGGACTACGGGCACTGGAGCAAGCCTGAGCAGATACGGGTTGGTGCGATCATGCACCGGCTTGGCTGGCGACGTGTGCGTCTGCCGGCGTTGGTGAAGAGCGGTCAGCGGCCCTGGGCTTACAAGAAACCCGCAGGGTGGGGCAGTGCATCAGCGTTGCAGCGGGAAGCATTCGAGGAGCCTTGCTTTGATTAGGCGAATCGACGAAATGCTCAAGCTATGGGCAGAGGATCTGCACAGTCCACACGAAGGTGGATCGGAGCTGGGCGGCGGCAACATGATTGCCATGCTGATGGAGTGCAAAGGCGAACTTATCCGCGGCACGCGTGGCAGTCGGGTGCTGCTGGATGAATCGGCGGATATTGAGCTGATCGTGAACAAGCATCTGCCGCCACAGCTGTCGGTGGTTGTGCGCGAACACTACTGCAATCACGACAGCTTCCTGTCGCAGAAAATCACCCATTGCGGCTGCAGCCGCAAAACCTACTACGAGCGTTTGCACGAGGCTCACGAGTACATCGCCGGCATGCTGATGGGGAAGGCTGCGTGACCCCAGATTTGGCTCCGGCTATCGCTGTCCCATTGGCCCACCTTGTCCCATTGCGTTTTGATGTGATGGGACAAGCGTGGGCCTTGTGTTTGCTGGGTTGTCCCATTGTCCCAGCTAAAAATGCCTCCCGCCCGTGTGAGCGAAGCGCAGACCTGTACGCGCTATCGCGCGCATGCGTGTTTTTCGATTTTCTTCTTTACACGAGAAAAGAGTAAACAGATGGGACAATGGGGCAAAGCCCCGAATTTAGGCGCTCTCAGGCGTCCCAAAGCGATTTCGAAGCATGGGACATATGGGACACCGTCGAAAGAGCAGAATGCCGACTCGGGATATTCGCCGACATTCGCTAGGCGTTCACCCTGCGTTACCCACATATTCACCGGGTGGCATTAAAGTGGGGTTGCTGCCAGGAAATTCGACCTGTAAAAAGTAGTCATCTTCGATAGGTGCGACCGCAGAGAGCGGCAGGCACCACACCACCAAACCCGGCCATTGCGCCGGGTTTTTGCGTTTATGGGGTAGGGCGATGACGAACGAGCAGCAAGCGCTGGCAGAGATGCCCATCTGGTTAGTGATCGTCCTGGCCTTGGTTGGCGGCGTGTCGGGAGAGATGTGGCGGGCCGATAAGGATGGGGCGCGAGGCTGGGTGTTGTTACGACGCCTGGCCCTTCGGTCCGGTGCCTGTATCGTCTGCGGCGTGTCGGCCATGATGCTGATGATCGGCGCCGGCATGTCGATCTGGACAGCGGGCGCCTTGGGGTGCCTGACCGCGATGGCCGGGGCCGACGTCGCCATCGGACTGTACGAGCGATGGGCCGCCAAGCGCCTCGGTGTCAGCGAGTCATCGGCGGCGGGCGGCGAACCAGGGCAATGATGCGGCTGGAGATGCGTGACAACATCGACAAGATCGTGAAGGGCATGCGAGGGCTCAGCCGCAATAAGGTGCCCATTGCAGCAGCCAAGGCGCTGACCTTCACTGCTGAGCGGGTGCAGATCGCAGAGAAAGCCGAGATAGCCCGGGTGTTTGATCGTCCCACTCGTTGGACGTTGAACTCGATCTATAAGCGAAGTGCCACAGCCACGCGGTTGTTCGCCCGCGTGTGGGTCAAGGATGAGGCCAGCTCGGGTGTTGCGGCCTCGAAGTACTTGCCGGTGCATATCGAGGGTGGCAATCGTCCGCACAAACGATTCGAGAAGGCGCTGATTCACTACGGCTTGATGCCTGCTGACATGTACGCAGTGCCCGGTCGACGCGCCCGAATGGATGGCAGCGGCAACATCAGTCGAGGGCAGATCGTTCAGATACTGTCGGCACTCGGTGCTGCTGAGCGTGTGTCAGGTTTCATGGCCAACCGCACGACCCGCAGTAAACGACGCAATCGCAATGCCCCCGACTACTTCGCTGGTCGCCCGGGCAACGGCACCGGCCCGTTGGGTATCTGGCAGCGCATCGGCAACGGTGCGCGGCCCATCCTGATCTTCGTTAAGCGCCCGACCTACCGTCGTCGCTTCGACTTCTACGGTGTGGCCAACCGCGTCGCTGCTGCCGAGTTTGAACCGCTGTTCCGCCGGGCATTGGCCCGCGAGATGGCTCGCGACTGAGGCCTTCGTCGATCTTTCAGCGTTTTCGCCCGGCTTTTGGGCGACTCGGGCACGGATCGAGGCCTCATCCCCTTTTTCAATGGGTCCTTCCGGCGATCTGGGGGAATGGGGTAATTCGAACCCCGATCTTTTTGCAGATTCAACCCGACATAGGGGGTTCCGCTTCCTAGTCCAGACCTTGGAGATGAGCATGCCAACACAGCGTGAAATCGCAGATCACCTGGACATGAGCGAGCGAAACGCTCGCGACGTGCTGAAGGGGATAGGCATCAGCGATTGGCAGTCATCAAGTTTGGACGAAATCCGGATCGCTTACATCCGCGACCTACGTGCGAAAGCGGCAGGGCGCGGAGGCAGCCAACTGGAAGAACTGAATGCGGTGCGGATCGATGAGGGGCGGGTCAAGGCGGCGAACGGTCGCCTGCTGTACCACGAAAAATTACGGTCACTGATTCCCAGCATGGAAGCGGAACGCGTGCTGGCCGACTGGGCCGGCTTTGCCAACCGGGAATACCTGGGCGGTGTCGAACGACTTATTCAGGAAATCGAGAACGTGCAGAAACTCACGGTAGATCGATCTGTGGTGGCCAAAGTTGCTGGACCTACAACCGAGCGAATTGCAGGCTACGCGCGAAAACTTGGCGCGGAGCTTGTCGGCAGCAGCGGGGAAGTTCAACCCGCCGCGTGACGTGCCGACAGCGGAGTACTTGAGCACCAAGTTTTACCTGCCCGCTGAAAGCGGTGTGCTACATGGTCTCTACGACTTCCACTACACGCCGTATTTCCTCGGTGTCGCCGCCGCGCTGGACGATCCGCGTGTCAGCGAAGTGGACCTGATGAAGGCCGCGCAGATCGGCTGGACCTGGTTCCTGATCGGCTACCTGTTCAAGTTTGTCCAGTTCCTGCCTCGGCCAATCATGATCCTGTTTGCCAAGGAGAAGGACGGGAAGAACTTCCACGACGAAAAGCTCAAGCACGGTGTGACCGCGAACACCGAGATCAACAAGTTGATGCCGGTCGACACCAGCCGGACTTCCGGCAACCGGTGGGACCACAAGAGCTTCCCGGGTGGTTTCCTCAAATTGGTGGCGTCGAACTCGCCCGGCAACGTCAAGTCGACCTCATCCGTGGGGCTATCGGTGGTCGAGGAACCGGACGATACCAGCGACGACGTAAAGGGGCAGGGTGACGCGATCGCCTTGCTCGAAGAACGCGGAAAGCGCTACCCCGGTTCGAAAATGCTGGTCGGCGGAACACCGGCGATCAAGGGGGCGAGCAAGACCGAAGCGCGTTTGGCGCAGACGGATTGCCGGGTATTGCCGATCATCTGTCACACGTGCGGCCAGGCCCATGTGTTGGACTTTGCTCACATCAAATACCTCGACATCGCCGAGGGGGCAGAGCCCCACGAAATCTATGGCCGTGCGGATCCCGAGACTGCCGGCTACGCCTGTCCGCACTGCGGGGAAATTTGGGACGACTACCAGCGCAAAGAGAACATCCGCAACACGGTGTTCAATGCGATCGAGGCGGGTGATCCGAACTGCGGCTGGATACCGACCAAACCCTTTGCCGGGCGTGCCGGGTTCATCGAGCTGAACGAACTCTATGCCTGCCTTCCCGGTACCAGCCTGGCGGACATCGTGCGCGAGCAACTGAACGCCGAGCACCGGGCGGAGATGGGCGACTTGTCGCTGCTGATCAAGTTCGTCAACCAGAAACAGGGGCGAGCCTACGAGTACAAATCGGATCTGCCCGAAGCCGACAAACTGGCGGAGCGGGCTGAAGACTATCCCGAACTGTTCGTGCCCATGGGCGGGTTGGTCCTGACGGCCGGCGTCGACGTCCAGCATGACCGGCTGGCAATCATCATCCGCGCGTGGGGCCGGGGCGAGGAGTCCTGGCTGGTTTATTGGGGCGAGATTCACGGTCAAGTGGTGTTGCCGGACCAGGGCGTTTGGCTTGACCTAGAGAAGCTGTTGTTTGCTCCGATTCCCCACGCCTGCGGCGCCAAGCTGAAGGTGCTGGCCGTTTCGCTGGACACCTCCGATGGCACCACCACCCAGGATGCAGCGTATGCGTTTTGCCGTAAGCATCAGCAACGCGGGGTGATGGCAATCAAGGGGGCGAGTGAGCGCGGCAATACCCGCGACGATGAGCGCAAGGAAATTTTCAGCGCGCCCCGGCAGGGCGTGGACACCGACAAAGAACAAAAGGCTTCGAAGTACGGCCTCCGTCCTTACATCGTCGGCACGTCACGGGCCAAGGATCTGTGGATCGAGGGTCGGCTGCCACTGACCGGCAACGGTCCTGGTCGGATGCATTTCTACAAGACGGTGCGGCCGGATTATTTCCGGCAGATCACCGCCGAAGTGAAGGCACCCAGTCGGCGGCATCACTACCGCAAGGTCTGGCAGAAAAAAGCCGGTGAGCCGAACGAAGGGGCGGATTGCGAAACCTACGCGCTGCACGCGGCCCGGTCGTTGAAAACGCACCTGTTGAATGAACACGACTGGGCGGCACTGGACGCACAGATCCGGCAGGGCGGGTTGTTCGATTCGCCACCACCGGAACCCGAAGCCGAGCACGATCCCGAGCCCGCAACGGCACCGGAAAATCCGGCACCTACACCACCCGCTGAACCCAACGATCTCCCGCCTTCTGGCGGGAGAGTTGTTTCTGGGCGCCGCAGCGCAATGCGCGTGCTCTCCCAACGCAGGAATTAAATATGGCCATCACACTGGAACAAGCGCAGAACCAGCTGCAGGCCTGGCTCGACGCGAGCCTCAAGGTCAGTCAGAAACAGAGTTACCGCATCGGTACCCGCCAGCTGAACTATGCCGACGCGGCCGAGATCACCCGAATGATCGATTACTGGCAGGGGCAGGTTGATCGGCTGGCCAGTGGTCGCCCTCGCGGCATAATCCTGCGCGGGATCACCCCGTTATGAGTCGCGCACCGAAGGTGCCTGAGCCCACTTTGTTGGATCGGGCCATCAGTTGGTTCAGCCCCGAAAGCGGCGCCAAACGTATGCAGGCGCGCATGACCATGACGGCGCTGGGTGGTTACAGCGGCGCCTCCAAACGCAAGCGCTCACTCAGTGCCTGGCATGCGTCGGCTGGTAGTGCCGCCGCCGATCTGCTTCCGGATCTGCCGACGCTGCGGGAACGTTGCCGCGATCTGGAGCGTAACAACCCGATCGGTGGCGGTGCGATCAACACGGTCACCACCAAGACGGTGGGCACCGGCCTGGCACTCAAGTCGGTGGTCAATCGGCAGATCCTCGGTTGGGATGAGGACACCGCTCGGGAATGGCAGCGCAACACCGAGTCACTGTTCAAGTCCTGGGCGGAAACCACGGTGTGCGATATCACCCGCGAACAGAATTTTTACGGGCTGCAGGATCTGGCCTGGCGTTCGGTGTTGAGCAGCGGTGACGTGTTTCCGCTGCTGACGCACAAGGAACGTCCGGGTCAGCACTATTCGGCGTGCATCCAGTTGATTGAGGCCGACCGGATCTGCAATCCGCAGGGCAAGGCCGACACGGAAACACTCACCGCCGGCATAGAGCGAGACGCCGACGGCGAGCCGATCAAGGCGCACATCCTGCGCAGTCACCCTGGTGCTCTGGGTGTGAAAGAGCGGGTGTGGGATGAACGCCCATTCTTCAATGAGCGGGGTGGGCGGGCGCTGCTGCATTTGTACCGGCGCCGACGTGTGGGACAACCGCGCGGCGTGCCGTATCTCACCCCGGTGATCGAGAAGCTCAAGCAGCTCGATCGCTACACCGATGCGGAGCTGGAAGCCGCCGTGGTGTCAGCGTTCTTTGCGGTGTTCATCAAGCCCGGGAACGGCGGCAATCTCAGCCCGCTGGCCTCGGCCGCGACCGGCAACACCCCGGTGGGTGGTGATCGTCCAGCCGGTCGCGAGTCGGGCGGGTGGGACGGCTCACTCAGCGGCGGCATTGTCGCCGAGCTGGACGACGGCGCCTCGATCGACACCGCCGCGCCGGGCCGTCCCAACCTGGCATTCGATCCGTTCGTGTTGGCGATGCTGCGGCAAATCGGCATGGCGCTGGAGCTGCCGTATGAGGTGCTGATCAAGCACTTCACGGCCAGCTACACCGCCGCCCGTGCGGCGGTAATGGAAGCCTGGCAGTTCATCCGTGGCTGCCGTGACTTCCTTGGCAATGGCTTCTGTCAGCCGGTGTACGAGCACTGGCTGGAAGAAGCCGTCGCTCAGGGCGATGTCGATGCCCCCGGTTTTTTCGACCACCCGCTGCTGCGCTACGCCTACTGCGGCTCGCTGTGGGTCGGCGATGGTCCGGGCACGGTGGACCCGCTCAAGGACATCAACGCGGCCAAGGGGCGTGTCGATCTTGGCGTCAGCACGCTGGCCAAGGAATCGATGCTCTACGACGGCAGCGACTGGGAAGAAAACCACGAGCAGCGCGCACTGGAAGTGAAGCGTCGGATGGAGGACGGCCTGTCGGCAACGCCGGCCTCACAGCCTGAAGATCAGCTGCCGCAAAACCCTGACTTACCCGAACGGACCTGACCATGACCGATAAACCAACCGACGCACCGCCCGTGCATCGGGTGACGGCGTTCGACCTGGTGTCGCGTGAGCCCTGGGCCATCACCCCGGACATGCTCAACACCATTGCCGCCATCGCCCGGCGTGAACATGAAGGCCCCGACGCCGTCGAGGCTCGGCAAGGTCGGCCCCTGCAGAACAGCCGCACGGTCACTCAGCGCGGCAACGTGGCGTTGGTGCCGGTCACTGGCCCGGTCTTTCGCTACGCCAACCTGTTCACCGCCTTGTCCGGTGCGACCTCGCTGGACGTACTGGCAAAGGACTTCACCACGGCGGTAGATGACCCGCGTACCGAAAGCATCATCCTGGTGATGGACACCCCCGGCGGGCAGGCCAACGGCATTGCCGAGTTTGCGCAGATGATCCGCGCCTCCCCCAAGCGGGTGGTTGCTTACGTCTCCGGCAATGCCGCCAGCGCGGGTTACTGGATGGCTTCGGCGGCGCACGAAATCGTCATGAGCCGCACCGGCGGCGTTGGCTCCATCGGCGCCGTGCTCAACATTCGGGCGAACAAGGATGACGGCAGCCTGGAGATTGTCAGCAGCCAGAGCCCCAACAAACGTCCGGACTTCACGACCGAGCAGGGCCGGGCGGTCGTGCAAAGCCATGTCGATCGGTTGGCCGGCATCTTCATCGAGGACGTTGCGAGCTATCGCGGCGTGACCGTCGACGACGTCCTCGCCGATTTCGGCCAGGGCGACATGCGGATTGGATCTGACGCCGTGGCGTTGGGCATGGCCGACCGCGAATCCACCCTGGAAAACCTAATTGCCGAACTCAATGGCAGCACTTTTGGAGATCGTTCCATGAGCACCACAACCACCAGCAAGCCCAACGACAGCGACAAGCCGCCGGTCATCGACCGCAACTACCTAGCCACCCACCATGCCGAGCTGCTCGCGACACTGGAGCACGACGCACACGCGGCCGGTGCGCGCGCCGAGTGCGATCGCATCAAGGGCGTCGAAGCTGCCGCGCTACCGGGCCACGAAGAGCTGATCGCCAGTCTCAAGTTCGATGGCGTCACCAGCGGCCCCGAGGCTTCTGCCCAGGTCATCGCGGCGGAGCGAGCCAAGCGTAGTAATGCCCTGGCCACACTTCGCAGCGATGCCCCGGCACCGGTCCCGAATGCCCCAGCACCCGCGCCGGACCCGGTGGCAAAAACGGCTGAGGATCCAGATGCGCCGCTGGAAGAGCGCGCCAAGGCGACTTGGGACAGTGACAAGGAAGTACGTGCCGAATTCGGCACCTTCGAGGCCTATCACGGTTATCGCCGGGCTGAGGACAAAGGCCTGATCAAGGTCTTGAAAAAGTAACTCGGCATTTAACCCTCAACCCCTCGGCTTTGGAGAACATCTATGCCTCTTACCCTCGACACCCCACGCTCTCACGAGATCGGGGATATCAACGAATTGCCTGTTGCAGCGGCCACGCAGATCTTTGAAGGCTCGGCGGTCGGGATCAACTCGGCGAACGGATTGGCTCGGCCCTTGGCGGCGGGTGACCTGTTTGCCGGCTTTGCTGATCGCAATGCCGACAACCGCTTGGGCGCAGCAGCTGCCCTGCGCGTGCGACTGCGTGAAGCCGGCAAGATCGAAGTGCCGATCGCCGGGCTGGCCGTGACTGACATTGGCAAGCTGGTTTATGCCAGTGACAGCGGCACCTTTGCGCTCACAGCCGCCGGCAACAGTTTGATCGGCCACGTACACCGTTTCGTCAGCGGTGGTGTGGGCATCGTCAAGTATGCCGCCCAGGCTATCCCGGCCGCGTAATCACGCGCCCATCCGTCACCTTCATCAGGAGAAACCCCCATGGGTGCTGAAGTACTTTCCAGCCGTGCCGTTATCGGCACTTTTTATGAACTGCTCGAGCAGAACACCGGGGCCAGCTGGATCGATTTCTTGTCGAACCTGTTCGACTCCGACCAGGCCAAAGAAACCTATCCGTGGATCGGTAGCGTTCCGACCTTGCGGGAGTGGATCGGTGGTCGTCATGCCAAAGGCTTCATTTCCGCTGACCTCGAAATCGAAAACCTGCACTTCGAAGCGACCATCGAAGTACTGGTCAAAGAGCTGCGCCGCGACAAAACCGGGCAGCTACGCATCCGCCTTGGTGAACTGGCCGACCGCACCAACTCGCACTGGGCGCGGCTGCTGTCGGCGCTGATTCTCAACGGTGAAAGCCAGGTCTGCTACGACGGCCAGTACTTCTTCGATACCGATCATGAGGAAGGCAAAAGCGGGGTGCAGTCGAACAAGATTACTACCGAGATCAGCGAACTGAGCGCCACGCTGCATGGCACTCCCAGCCGCCCGAGCCCTGAAGAGTTCCAGCAGGCGGTTGCCAAATCGGTCACCCAGTTGACCAGCCTGAAAGACGATCAGGGCGAGCCGATCAACGAACTGGCGCGTGAGTTTCTGGTGATGGTGCCCTTCAGCTTGTTGAGTGTGGCGCAGTCGGCATTGACCGTACCGCGCGGTACCAACATCAGCGAAATCGTCATGCCGGACAACGTCACCGTCCGTGTGATCGGCAATGTGCGCCTCAATGCCTGGACCGACAAATTCGTCACTTTCCGCACCGACGGCCGCCTGAAAGCGTTCATTCGTCAGCAGGAAACGGACGTGGTGATGAAGGCCAAGGCCGAGGGCTCGGAGTTCGAATTCGACAACGATGCTCACCAATACGGCGTCGATACGTGGCGCAACGTCGGGTTCGGTCGTTGGCAGTACGGCGTGCTGAACCAACTGGTGTAAGCCCTCAGGCTTTCATCTCACAGAGGACAACACCATGCCGAAATACCGTGTGGATCAGCCCATCACCCTGTATGGGGGGGAGCTGATTCTGACTGATGCTCAGGCCAGTGCGCGAGCGCACAGCCTGGAGCAGGTTAAAAAGGGGCGCTACACCATTGTGCAGCCAGTCCAGTTCAAGATCGGGGAGGAAATCGTGATCCCTGGCGAACCGGACAAAGCGCTGGCGCAGCGAGTGACCAAACTCGAACGAACGGCGGGGGCAGCCAATGGCGAATAAATCCTACACCGTGCTATCCGGTTCCTTTCGCGACCATAACAACGAAGTGATTGGCGCCGGTGGCACTGTCGAATTACCTGATGATGTGGCGGTCCGTTTTCGCCACCAGCTGCTGGAAATCAAACAGGATCCGGCGCCGGCCACGGTCGCTGCACCGGCCAAGTCCAGCGGAGCGGCCAAGGAGGGCCGTGATGTTTGACGAAGACCTGGCGGGCTTCCTCGAAGATTTTGATGCCGGCGGCTTGGTCGATGATCATCCATTTCTGGCCGTTCGCGATATGCCGGACGAAATCCGGGCCATGGCCGGCATCAATAGCCAGTCCACCTATTACGAGATCCTGGTCATCACCGCCGAGGCCCAGCGGCTGGCCATCGACAACGGGAAAATGATCAAGGTCGGGGGCGTTTCTTTCCGGGTGCGTGACCGACTGATGATCGATGACGGGGCGTTCAGTCTCGTTTCACTCACCGAGATTTAATCATGCCTTCGATCCAAGAACGCATCGTCCAGCGGGCGCAGGCGCTGATTCTGGGCGCCAATACGTTGGCCGAAGATCGTGTGTTTCGAAGTCGGACGGAGGCCTTCACGCGCAAACAAACACCCGCCATCGTGATCCGCCCGGATCTGGAAACCACCGAACGTGAGAGTCACACGGTGGATCGCAACCAGTTCGAGCTGTCGGTGGAAATCCTTGCCCGTGAAGACACTGTGACCAGGAACGCATGGGATCAAGTTGCCGACCTGGTGAAGGTTGCCGTGCATACGGTGCTGATGGGGGAGGACGCGTTTCCCGAGGCCGATCGTGTACAGCGCTTTTACATCGACTGGATTGAAGAAGACGGTGACAACACCGCAGGCAACTGCATGGTGCGTTATCGCTTCACTTACTTGTGCAATGCCGGCGATCTGACGTCCGGTCCTACCTTTTACTGAGGAACACAACCATGCAAATTGCATTCGGCAGCGGGTTGTTTTACGCCACCCCGCTGATGGACGCCTTCGGCAACGCCATTTCCGCACCGACGCCGATCCTGCTGGGCATCATGCAGGAAGCGTCGGTCGACCTGTCTTTCGATTCCAAGGAGTTGTTTGGCAGTGAGCAGTTCGCGGTCGATGCGGCACGCGGCCAAGGCAAGTTGACGGGTAAGGCCAAATCGGCGCAGATCAGCTTGCTGCAGTGGAACCAGCTGGTGTTCGGCCAGACCCTGACAACCGGCCAGGTGCTGGTCCATCACGCCACGACCCCGACCGCTATTCCAGTCGGCGTCGAGATCGTCGTGACTCCTCCGGCTGGAGGCTCGCTCTCCGGTGATCTGGGTGTGCGTGGTGCCGGTGCGGTGCCGTTTGTACGGGTGCTGAGTGCACCGACCGCAGGCCAGTACACCTTTGATGTGGCGACCGGCACTTACGGATTCGCTGCGGCTGATGTCGCCACGCCGGTGTTCATCGACTATCGCTACACGGTGCAGACCGGTAAGAGTCTGTCGGTGCGCAATTTGCCGATGGGTGACATGCCGGTTTTCCAGGGGGAGTTGATCCTGAAGTACAAGGGCAAAAGTATTTATGTCCGCGTGCCCAACTTCGTCAGCAACAAGCTGGGTATCGCCACCAAGCAGGACGATTACACCATCCCTGACTTCGAATTCACCGGCTATGCCGATGAGTTTGGCGAGGTGTGCTACTGGAGTGCGAACGAATGAGCACCGTGAACATCCCCGGCATCAGTTACCCGTTTCCCGGTAAGCCGTTGGTGATTCCGCCGCTGTCGTTGGGTGACCTGGAGCAGCTGCTGGATCGGATCAATGCGATCGTCGCCGGTGGGATGGACCGGAGCAGCATTGCGACGGTGATAGACGCCACGCACGCGGCGCTTCGCCGTAACTACCCGGACATGCTCCGCGAGGAGGTGGCGGGTTTGCTGGATCTTCGCAACATGCGCGACGTACTCAACGCCGTGATGAGTGCATCCGGAATGGAGGCGCAGCCGGTGAATGAACAGGGGGAAGTCCCGGCCCCTTCGACTGGGGCCAACTCTACGCTCACCTGATTGCCAGTACCGGGCAAAGTCCCGCCACGCTGCGGCGTGAGTGGGACATGACCATGGTGGGGCATATGACCGACTACTGGCGTCACCATCCACCGGTTCATGTGCTCGTTGCCGGTTACATGGGATACAAACCTGAAACGCACGTCACTGATGCGCCTGATTTGGCGACAAATCTCGCAACATTGGCCGAGGATCTGCGGGACGATTTGCCGGAGCATTTGCGGGGCGCTTTGGAGGCATTCATAAAGTAGGCCTAAAGAGCGACTGGATGTCTACAGCTCATACGGATTGCCCGCCGAGTCTCATGGCAAATAGTTCATTTCGTCGTTAATCTGCCTATACGACGAACAGCAAGGGCTGAAAAAAGTATGCCGATCCACGATTGTCCGCATAGCTTTGCGGAGCTTGCGTCCATTGTATTGCCAGAACATATGACGCGAATGCGTCAGGCCCTCGTTTCGCCACAGCCAATGGTTGATTTTGGTCAGCCTGGTACTGGTGTACGAAAACTGCTTGCGAAAAAAGAGCTAAAGGAAGATTTTTCCGGTTGTTATGTGCTGGTTGATGACGGAAAACCAATTTACGTAGGGATATCAAGAGGCGTAATTGGCCGCTTACGGCAACATGTATTTGGAAAGACTCATTTTGATGCGAGCCTTTGCTTCAAAATAGCCATGGAGAAACATCCGGATCGGGCTATCACCCAGCTCACGCGAGACGATGCGATGCTCGATACCCAATTTGGAGTTTCATTCGCTGAGGCGAAAGACTATTTGAGATCGGTCCAGGTCGCCTTTATCGAAGTGAAAAATCCTTTGGAACTATACATTTTTGAGGCCTATTGCGCAGTGGAACTTGATACTCATCAATGGAATTCCTTTGAAACTCATTGATCGTTAATACGCTTCTTTTCATGGAAACCCTGCTTCGGCAGGGTTTTTTATTGCCCTCGTTTTGAGGTTACGGCATGGATAAAAACATCGCGTACCAGTTCACTGCCGGTACTCAGGGTTTTGATCGGGCGGTGGATAGCATTGAGCGCAACATGCGGGACGCTCGAAGCACCTTCAATCGCGAGCTAAAGGCGATCAACACCGACATGGTCGGCAGCCAGGTGCAGATCAGTCGTCTGGGGACGGCTGCCAATGATGCCTTCGCCTGGGTGGGCTCCAAACTCAAAGGTGACCTGTTGGCGTTGGGCGCCTCGATGGCAGCGGTTTTTTCGGCCGTGGCGATCAAGGATTTTGTGGCCGATAGCAAAGCTGCCGCGATGCAGCAGGAGGCCGCTTACCGGGGCTTGGAGGCGGTGGCCAACCATGCGGGTGTCGGTATCGGCCGGGCGATGCAGGAAGCACAGAAGTTGTCCGCCGACGGTCTGCTCAGCGTCGGTAATGCCGCCAAAGCCCTGCAAAACTTGCTGAGCCGTGGATACAACCTGGATCAGTCGATCGCGGTCATCAATCGCCTGAAGGATGCGGCGGCCTTCAACCGGCAGGCTAATCTCGGTTTATCCGAAGCGGTGTTGACGGCCACCGAGGGTCTGAAGAGCGAAAACTCGGTGCTGGTCGATAATGCGGGTGTGACGAAAAACGTCGCCAAGATGTGGGACGAGTACGCCAAAAGTATTGGCTCCACACGCGACAAATTAACCGCGTCCCAGAAGGTGCAGGCTGAATACACCGGCATCCTCAAGGAAACCGAAGCTCAGGTGGGTAATGCGGCGAAAGCGGCGAAGGGCCTCACTGGTAGCCAGGCCGAACTGGACGCCAAAAGCAACGAGCTGAAGGTCACGGTTGGCACCATCCTTGAGCCCGCGTTCATCAGCCTGAATAAAACCTTGGCCGAGACCGCCAGCTGGTTCAATGGCTTGCTCAAGAGCATGACCGGTGTGGGGTTAACGGTCGATGACGTCGCCGGCAACATCGCCCGTCTTGAGGCTTCTTTGGCAAATTTCAAAGAAGGCCCGCGAGGCGGCGGTGCCAGGGGGCCGCTGGAAGGCACACTGCAAGAACAGCGTTTGCTCTTGGAGCAGCTGCAGTTGTCATCGGACAAGATCAACGAAGTCGATGCGGGCATGAAGACGCGCCTGGCTCGCATCGAAGAACAGCGGCGCAAAGTTGCCGCGATGGCCGCGACCGGCGATACCGCCTTGTCCACCAAGCAGCAAGCCCAGTTGCGTCCTACGGCTTATGGTCTTGAAGTTAGCCGTCTGGCCAAGCTGGAAGAGTCGTATGCCGCCGCCATTAAGCGGCGCAAGGAACTGCAAAGGGGCACCGAGCCACCGGCCAAGCCCGCGCCCGAAGTCAGCGGCGGCGGTGCCACCAAGTCTCGGGTCAGTCAGTGGTCCGAGGTGCTGGACGCGCAGAAGGTCGCCCACGCCCAGCAGCAGGCAGAGCAAGGCACCTACTTTCAGTTTTCGCTTCAGCAGGAAGTGGAATACTGGCAGGGGATTCTCAAACGCACGGACCTGAGTGCGTCCGAACGGCTCGGCGTTCAGCGCAATTACCTGGCTGCACTGACAGCCATGCGACGTCAGGACGAGGGTAAAGCGTTCGCGGATCTACAGGCTCAGGCGCAGCAGTATCGCAACAACATGGATGCACGATTGCAGATCGCCCAGCAAGCGTTGGAGCGCAGCCGGCAACTGTATGGCCAGGACAGTCAGGAGTATCGCCAGGCGGCGGCGGAAGTGGTCGCGATCGAGCGAGAGAAGCAACAGCAGCTCTCGACGATGAAGCAGCAGCAATTGGCAGCCGATCAGCAGGCCCGGCTGGGCAATATCGCCCATGCTGAACAAATGGCCCAGCTGGACCTGCAGGCCAACCTGATCACCCAAGGACAATTGCTGCAGGCGCAGGCCGAGTTCGAACAGCAGCGCTACGCCATTGAGGCGGCTGCATTGGCGCAGCGAAAAGCCCTGCTCGATCAAGACCCTGACCGCAACCCCGTTGCCCTGCAGCAGGTTCAGCAACAGATCCTGGCCCTGGAACAAACGCATCGCAACAGCATGGCAGTCATCGGCCGGCAGCAAACCCTGGAATCGCAAAACAACTGGACCGGCATGCTCGGCAGTGTGCAGTCGAGCTGGACCAGCGGCCTCAACGGCATCCTGACCGGGACGATGAGCACTCAAGGATTGCTGCAGGGCATCTTCGGCAGCATCGGCACCGCGTTCATCGAGAACATGGTGACCAAACCGTTGATGGCCTGGATGTTCGGTGAAACCGCCAAGACCGGCGCGACGGTGGCCGGCGTCGGTGTGCGGACAGCGGCAGAGGCGGGTGGTGCGGCAACGTCCGTGGCGATCTGGGGCGCGGCGACGATCAAGAACATCATTGCCAGTGCCTGGCAAGCGATGGCGGGTGCCTTCGCAGCCATGTCGGCCATTCCCATCATCGGTCCCGTGCTGGGTGTCGCTGCCGCTGCGGCGGCCGGCGCCTTCGTGTTTGGCCTGGTGAAAAACGTGGCGTCGGCCGAAGGCGGCTACGACATCCCGGCGGGTACCAACCCGATGACTCAGCTTCACGAACAGGAAATGGTTCTGCCCAAGCAGTACGCCAACGTCATCCGCCAGGCGGCGAATGGCGACGGGCAACTGGGGGGCGGCGGCACCTATCACTACAACGATTACAGCGGCCGGATGACGCCGGCAGACATCCGGCGCAATGCCCGGGCGTTTGCCGAAGAAATGCAAAAAATGCGGCGCAACGGTGCCATCAAGGCATAGGGGGAATCATGCCATTAGGTCCGTTCTGGCCACCACGCTGGATAGCCGGCTATCCGGATGTGGGAGTGGTGAGGGAAGGTGTTTTACCGCGTATGCCGGGGCAAACATTGCTGTCGAAAAAGGCACCGGAGTGGAGCACGGGGGTGCAAAAGGCGGTTAGCGGCCGACGTCGCACCACTGCTTATTATTCGGCGCCTTTATGGTCTTTCCAGATCAGTTACAACGCGGTGCGCAAGCGGCCGGGGCTGGATGAGTGGTCGCGCCTGGTGGACTTTTTCAACAGTCGCAAAGGGCAGTTTGGCGAGTTCCTTTACTTCGATCGCTCCGACCACCTGGTGAGACTGCATCGGTTCGGTACCGGCGACGGCACCACCGTAAGGTTCCAGTTATCCCGCCCCATCGGTGGCTGGGTCGAGCCGGTGTATGGCGTCGTCAACATTGATGCGCTGACGGTGGGTGGCGTTCTGACGGCGGCGTACAGCGTCGACGAGCTTGGCCTGGTCACTTTTTCCGTGCCACCGCCGAACGGGGCGTCATTGGTGTGGAGCGGCGCATTTTATTTTCGCTGCGCCTTTGATGCCGATTCGCTGGATGGCGCTCAGCCTTTCCGGACGATTTGGGAAATGAAGAACGTCGCCTTTACGAGTATCAAACCATGATCGATGCCAGTCCGGAGTTGAAGAAGTTCCTGGCCACGGCACGCAGCTTCGTGATGGCCGACCTGTACACGATTGTCTTGGCCAGCGGACAGGTGCTGCGCTACACCGATGCGGGCCTGCAGATTTACTACGCCGGGCAGAACTATTCGGCCAGTGGTCCGCTGATCAAACGCACCGGCGTGCGTGCGGTGCGCGGCATCGAGGTGGATACCTTGAACGTCACCTTTACCGCCGGCCTGAACGACACAGCACTGGGGGAGTCAGTGCTGCCGTTCATTGCCGGTGGTGGGTTTGATGGCGCTACGTTGAATCTCGCCCGGGCCTTCATGGTGGACTGGGGCAAGCCGGTGGTTGGAGCGGTGACACGCTTCATTGGCCGGGTGGCCGAGGTCGATCCCGCGGATCGCGAGCAAGCGACCGTGACAGTCAAGTCGCCGATGGAACTGCTGGACACCAAAGTCCCTCGGGGGTGTATCAGCCGTCGTGCCTGCGCACGGTGTACAGCGCCGATTGCGGGGTTAATCGGGCGTTGTTCCAAACGGCGGGAGTGGTCCAGGCCGGCAGCAACACCGCGTTGCGCATCAACTCCAACGTATCGGCCGAACAGGGTTGGTTTGACCAGGGGGTGATCCGCTTCGTCAACGGGGCCAATGCTGGTGTGGCGCGTACGGTACGACGCCAGACCGGTGACGGTGCAGTCACTATGATCCTCGGGGTACCCGCTGTTCCGGAACCGGGAGATCAGTTCCTGATTTACCCGGGCTGCCCGCGCACGCTGGATGCCTGCACCAACAAGTTCGGCAATCGCGCGCGTTATCGCGGCATGCCCTTCATCCCAGTCGCGGAGACGTCCATATGAACGCGCTTGAAGCTAAGCAGCGGGCGGCCGTGGTGGCCGAGGCAGAACGCTGGCTGCGCACACCGTACCAGCACCGTCAGCACTTGCTGGGTGTCGGGGTGGACTGTGCCTGGCTGCTGATCGAGGTCTATAACGCGGTCGGGCTGATGCCCTTGATCGACCCCGGACCCTATGCCCAGGACTGGCACCTGCATCGCAGCGAGGAACGTTATCTGGACTGGCTCGACCGGTACGGCCACCCCGTGGAGACGCCTCAATGCGGAGACATGGCGGTGTGGCGGTTCGGTCGTACCTACAGTCACGGCGCGGTGGTGATCGATGAACACCGGGTCATCCATGCCTACCGCGATATAGGCGTGGAATACGCAGACATGCGCGAGGAACGGCTGGCCAGCCAGCTGGTGCGTTATTACACACTCAATCTATATGGAGTCAGCGATGGGGGGCAGCAGCACCACGATCTCTAACAGTGCTACACGCATCAATGCGCTGCAAGTCCAGAGCAGCGCGAGCGGCAAACCGATCGCCTGGCTCGCCGGGCGCAATCGCATCAGCCCCAATCTGATTTACTACACCGACTTTGAATCCGTGGCGAAGACCACGAAGAAAAAGTCGGGCGGCAAGGGCGGTGGCGGAGCGACCCAAAAAGACACCACCTACACCTACTACGCGGCGCTGATCCTCGCAATCGGTCGCGGAACGTTGGGTGCTGTTCACCGCATTTTCCGCGATAAGGAAGTGTTCACTGAAACGGTCATAAAAGGTGTGACCCAGTCGGCCTTGGCTCAGGCAGGTTTCAGCTTTGCGCAGGGTACCCGTGACCAGCCGGTGTGGGGCTTTCTTCAAACCAAGCATCCAGCCGAGGCCATCGCCTACGCGGACACGGCCTATGTGTATGCCAGTCGGTATCTGCTCAACGATAGCGCTGGGGTGCAGAACCACACGTTTGAAGTCGATGGTCCCTATCAAGTGCCGGGGCTGCCGGACGCCAATCCCGGGGAGTTCTTGCCAGGACTACTGCTCGACCCTCTGGACGGTATCGGATTCAACCCCGCGTGGATTGCCGACCTGAGCAACTATCGCAACTACTGCCTGGCTGAAAACCTGTTGTTGAGTCCTGTGCTCGACGAACAGTCACCGGCCAGTGAGGCGATCGCCCGCTGGCTGCAGCTGACCAACAGCGAGCTGGTCTGGTCGGCGGGTCAGCTCAAGGTCATTCCCTATGGCGATCAAGCCGTCACCGGCAACGGCGTGTCCTGGTTTCCGGATGTCGCGCCGGTGGCGAACCTGACCGATGACGATTTTCTGGCCGAGGAGGGTGAGCCACCAGTCTCACTCAAGATCAAGAGTCAGGCGGACAGCTACAACGAAGTCTCGCTGGAGATTCTCGATCGCGCTCACGAGTACAACACCGACGTGGTGCGTGGTACCGATCAGGCGGCCATCGAGCAGTTCGGCTCGCGACCGATGGAGACGATCAAGGCCTATGAGATTTGCGATGTAGCGATCGGCGCGCATGCCGCGCAGTTGCTGGTTCAACGCAAGCTTTACGTGCGCAATGAATACCAGTTTTCGCTGGGCTGGCAGCATGTGCTGCTGGAGCCGATGGACCTGGTCACCATCACCGAGCCGGGATTGAATTTGCATCAGCGTTTAGTACGTTTGATCTCGGTCGAGGAGGACGAAGAGGGCAAGTTGGCCGTGGTGGCCGAGGATGCATTGTTGGGTGTCGGCAGTGCGCCCAAGTATCCAGTGCAAAGCAAGAGCGGCTTTCAAGGCAATCAGAACATCGCACCCGGTCCGGTCTTGGCGCCGATCATGTTCAATCCGCCGGAAAGCCTGCTGCTCACCGGTGATTTGCAAGTATGGGGGGCCGTGGCCGGTGCGAGCCCCAGCTGGGGTGGCTGCGAGATCTGGATCAGTGCCGACGGTGACAGTTATCGGATGGCCGAAACCATCTATGGCCGGGCGCGTATGGGCTGGCTCTCCGCGACGCTGGCTGCCGGCAGCGATCCGGACACGATCAATACCTTGTCCGTGCAACTGGCGGCCACGGATGAACTGACGGCCGCGACCACCGCCGAGGCAGACAGTGGCGCCACCCTGTGCTGGGTGAACGGGGAACTGCTCAGTTACCGCGATGCAACGCTGACCGGCGTGGGGGCTTATCAATTGGGCTACCTGCGACGTGGTCGGCTCAGCTCGCCGGTGGCCAGCCATCCGGCCGGTTCACCCTTCGTGCGCTTGGACGATGCGGTCTGGAAATACAGCTATGCCCGGGATCAGATCGGCAGAACCGTGTGGGTGAAGTTCCGCTCGTTCAACGTGTATGGCCGGGCGCTGGAGGATCTGGCAGACGTCACGGCGTACAGCGTCACCTTGTCGCCAGCGCGGGTGGTGCCGGCACCGGCGCAGAACCTGGCGTTGGTCGGCTCATTCGAAGCGCCGTACTTCACCGTCAGTTGGACGGCAGGGGTTCGCGCCGAAGATCGGCTCGTACGGATCCGCCACGCAGGAAGCAATGCGTTGCTGCGTCAGGTGTCGACCACCAGCACCGCCTTCACCTACCAGCGCGCCGATGCCTTGGTCGACGGCGCGTTGATTCGCAGTTATCGCGTGGAGATCATCGAGCGAAACGCTGCCGGCAGCGCACCGTTGACGTCGGTGTTGGTGACCAATACGGCGCCGCCGGCCGTGACCGGTACTGCTGCGACAGTCAGCGGCACCACGGTTGATGTGAGTTGCGACGAAAGCACTGCAGCAGACGCTGCCGGCTACATGTTCGTGTACTCCACGTTCGCTGATTTCGATCCGACCATTGCAGGGGCTGTTGGATATCAGGGCTCGTCCCGTTCCGGAGAGATTGCCGGCTTGATCGCCGGTACCACGTACTACCTGCGTGCTGCTGCCTATGACACCTGGAGCAGCACACGCAACCAGCTCAATTTCGCTTCGGCGATCATCTTTAACACCTGATAGAGAGCCACCATGCAACCCATTCAATTCTTTGCCGCAAGGGCCGAGGACGGCGTCCTATTGCCTGGAGCGACGGTGCGTGTGCTTGTGTCAGGGACTCAGACGCTGGCCACCTTGTTCACCGACGCGACGGCGTCCGTGATTCAGGGCAACCCATTTAGTGCCGATGCAGCAGCTCGGGTGTTCTTCTATACGAAGGTCGACCGGATTGATATTCAGATCAGCCACGGCGGGTACCTGGCGCCCTTGCTGCGTGAGATCCACACGGTAGATGCCGCCGATGTGGTGGACGCCGAGGTTGGAAGGCTTCGGTTAGAACTCACCGATGGGAAAATCTATCCCAGCGAAGCAGCAGGCCGAGCCAGTGCTACCGTTCTCAACGGGATGATGTTCTGGGCCGCCAGTACCGATCCACGGATTCTGCGGACGTTGTGGCAGAAGGTGGACAGCGGGACTTCGCTGCATATCTCCGATGACGTCAGTAAGAAAGTCGTCGATGACCTTTCCAGCAGGGCTGATCGTGACGATGCTCTCGGATTTTACCGGGACGGCGTGTCGGATTTTGCCTTTCCGATCGTGGACCCCTCGGGGAAGGTCGTCGGGTTTTTGGGGAACGGTGGGGTGTTTGCGACTCACCTTGAGGTGCCCTCCATGGCCTCGGTTCCTTCCAGGGATGGACCGTCGGGCATTCCCATTATTCAATCGCTGGTCGATCGCAAGAACGGCATTACTTTCAATCCCGACGATGGCCGGACTGATCTGTTGTTATCTGACAGTGCGATTCGGTTTGTCGCGCAGAACCTGAGCGGCGTCTCGACCTACCTGCCGCTCACGGAGATGCGCGGTTCCTATGCGGTGTCTTCGGTTCGGAGAACCAAAGCGTTCAATATCGCCGCGATTCAGGACCGCAGTGGTCAATCGTATGACGGGAAGCAAAGGGCTACGGGCTCTTACGACACCATCGTGATCGATCGTAAGGCGCCGATGCGATTCCGGGGAATGATCGGGCAGTCAAATTCTCTGGGGGCCTCCAGCCCTGGCATCCTCGAAGGTCGGCCGTTGTTTCCCCATACGGTGTTGTCGTTTGACGGCCGTTTTTTTATGCAGGGATCAAATGGGCTGGTGAACGGGGAAACCTTGACCGATCTGGTGCCGCTGTACGATGCGGCCGCCGGCCTCGGTCAATGGCCGGCGGCCCTGGCGGCGTTCGCCTCCGCGCAGGCGTGGGCAGACGCCGGTCTTCCTCAGGTCGGCCAAGTCGTGGCGACGGCTGGTCAAGGTGATCAGCCAGCTGCCAGTTTTTTATCCGGTACGGTGAACTGGATCAATTTGATGACCTTTGCCAACCGGGCCAAAGTCTGCGCCGCGCTCTACGGGCGCACCGTTGAATGCCGGCACCTGACCTACATTCAGGGTGAAAAGTCGGATAACTGGTACGCCGATTTCAATACCTTTGCCGACACCGTCATCCCTGCGCTGAAGACCCAACTCGGTCAGACTAGCCTGATGGAGATTGCCCTGTGGCAGACCGTAGGTGTGTCACCGGATAACGGTGTGGGCCAATTGCAGATTGCCGCAGCGGATGCGCGGACTGACGTGAAGCTCTTCGGCCCGATGTACATGCTGCCGGTCAGTGATCTTCAGCATGCCAATGCCTTGGGCAAGATGTTGATGGCCGACATCCATGCGGCAGTGGAGGTCCAGATCGAACTGGGCAGGACGTGGAGACCCCTGCGGATGCGCAGCGCTGTGCGGGTCGGTACGACCGTTACCCTCACGGTGGACTTACCGCCGGGGACCACCGGCACTGCTAAGGACCAGGACTGGCTGCCGCAGGTCACTCAGGATGGCTTTGTGTTCCGCGACAGCAACGGCGCTACCGCCATCACCGCCATTGTGTATGCCGGGGCCACCATCACCTTGACCCTGGCGGCTGTGCCAACTGGGGGCAGTCCGGTTGTTCGGTACGGAATGGATTACGGCCTAGGGGCTGGCTACTACTCCATGGCAGGTAACGCTATCGCCATGACCGAGACACTATCTTTTTATCATCGCCTGGGGCATCCGGTACCGAAGTTCATTCGGCATAACCTCTTGCGTCAACAAATAGGAGTCACCGTATGAGCATCGCTGGAATCCGGATCAATCAACCCTTTAACAACGATGCGTTGAGCGTGGGCGGCTCGCGGGCTGAAGCGCTTATTGGCGATGTTCACCTGGTTAACTGGTTCCAGGCGGATCCCCGTAGCGTGGACCTGGATGGTGCCGAAATCATTTCCTTTACGGACAAAAAGGGTACGGGGGCCAAGTTCACCCGGGCGAGTTCGGCTAACTCGGCGACGCTGGTCAACGGCTTGTTTGGAATCTACCCGGGGGCCAGATTCAACGCGTCGGAATCCGACAAATCGGTGTTCTCCGGGGCCGCTGCCAATCTATCGCTGCCGTTTACCTGGGCGGGTGTGGCGACACTCAACAACAATACGGCTGCCGCTAACCTGATGGGCACCTTTACCAGCACCACGGTCCGATCGATTCTGAACGTATCCGGGGGAGCGGCGGCAATGCGTCTGCAATTTGGCACGGTGAGTACCGGCGCACTCGCCATTCCCATCGGGGAGCCTTTCGCCTTCGCCGCTGGATTTGATGGCACCAACATCTTTTTGATGGTCAATGGTGCGGTGAGCGTTGTTGCTGCGGCCGGCGCTCCCAGTATTTCGGCTTTGAGCCTTGGTGCGTTGCCTGGAGGAGGCCAGTTCTGGGACGGCAATGTGTCCGACATTTTTATCTGTGATCTCGCCTTGAACAGCTCGGCTCCTGCAGCCACCGCGTTGCTCAGCAAGATTCGAGGCTTCACCCAAAGGGCTTACGGCCTGAGTGCCTGATCAATTCCTGTCATCTATTGCCCGCCAAGTGCGGGCTTTTTTTCGCCTGGAGAAAAGTTATGACTGCAACCGAAATAGACCGAGACATTTTTGCGCGCACGCTGTGGGGTGAAGCTCGAGGGGAGGGGCTAGCTGGCCAGATCGCTGTGGCCTGGACTATCCGCAACCGCGTGAACGACGGCAAGGCCAGGTCCTGGTGGGGCGAGGGCTATGTCGGTGTGTGCCAGAAACCGTACCAGTTCAGCTGCTGGAACAAAAACGATCCAAACTTCGTCTACCTGAGCGGTGCGAAGCCGATCCCGTTCCGCGAGTTTGCTCAAGCGCAGATCGCCGCGGAACAGGTGATGACCGGCAAGGTTCCGGATCCCACCGGTGGGGCCACGCACTACTACGCGACCACTATGCCGAAAATACCGGCGTGGACTGTGGGAGCGAAACAGACATTCCGACTCGGCCACCACGTCTTTTTCAGGGAGGTGCCATGAGCCCCACGTCGCTGAAGTTGGCGGCCGTAGGCGTACTGGTCTTAATGCTGCTGGCGACTGGAGTTACCTGGAAGGTGCAGGACTGGCGGTACGGCAAGCAGCTGGCTGAACAGGCTGGCCTGCACAAGGACGATTTGACCGCCATCAGCAATGCAGCAGCGGCCCACGTCCGAGCTGATCAGGAAAAGCGCCTGGCGCTGGAGCAGCGTTTGTCTACCAGCGAACAATCCCACTACAAGGAACTGAGCGATGCTCAAACCAACCAGGCTCGCCTGCGCGATCGGCTCGCTACTGCTGATCTGCGGCTGTCAGTCCTCCTTACCGAAGGTCCAACCGGTGGCAGTTCAATGCCAGCCGGTACCGCAGCCGGCGGCGTGGTTCATGACGGAGCGCGCGCCCGACTTGACCCAGCGCATGCTCAACGAATTATCGGCATCACCGATGCCGGCGACCAAGGACTGATCGCGTTGGCGGCCTGTCAGGCCTATGCCAAAGAAGTCTCAACACCGAAGTGAAAAAGAGCGACCGGAGTGGATGCGTCAACATCCAATCCGGCCGCCGTCCCTGCAGATTGGCCCTGCAAGTCCAGCCGAAGCTCTTACTCCGTGCACGAAGCGCGGCGAGCCTAGCACCTGTGTATCCATACAGTAAAGGTCTTGCTATCAATGTCTACACCCATCATTCCTTGGATGGGCGGCAAACGCCGCCTGGCCGACCGCCTCATCCCGCTCTTCCCGCCGCACGAATGCTACGTCGAAGTCTTTGCCGGCGGTGCCGCGCTCTACTTCATGCGGCCCCAGGCTGCGCCGGTTGAAGTCCTCAATGACATCAACGGCGACCTGGTCACGTTGTACCGCGTCGTGCAAAACCACCTCGAAGAGTTCGTGCGCCAGTTCAAATGGGCGCTCAGCTCGCGCCAAGTGTTCGAGTGGCAGAAGATGACCCGCCCCGAAACCCTCACCGACATCCAACGTGCCGCCCGTTTTTTCTACCTGCAGCACCATGCCTTCGCCGGCAAAGTCACCGGGCAGACGTTCGGCACTGCCACTACTGGCCCGGCCATCAACTTGCTGCGGATTGAGGAAAACCTCTCAGCCGCTTGGCAGCGCCTGTCCGGCACCTACGTTGAAAACCTTCCCTGGCTGGAATGTGCCGAGCGCTACGACCGCGCCCATACCTTCCACTACATGGACCCACCTTATTGGCAGACCGCCGGCTATGGTGTGGACTTTCCGTTTGAGAACTACGAGCGGATGGCGGACTTCATGCGCCGTTGCAAAGGCAAGGTGATGGTCAGCATCAATGATCATTGGGACATCCGGAGGGTGTTCGAAGGTTTTCACTTCGAGACGCTGGACATCCGCTACTGCAATACGAACCAGCGGCAGGGGACGGCAGGGATCAGCGGCGAGCTGGTGATCATGAATTGGGAGCCTGCCGGGTTGGGAGGACTATTCTGACTTTACGAAGCGGCAGGGCCTTTCGACCCTGCCGGTGTTACTACGCAAAGACTATCTGTAAAAACTTCAGCAATTCGGTAGTCATGCGTACTAGCTCGAGGAGCAGCTCCAGGAGAGATGGCGTCATACTCAATGCCTTATGGTGTGGCAGCCAGTCTTGGTCTCTCTGGTCCCATATGCTAACGTTGTGGTGAGCGAACAACTGCGCAAAGGACCGGAGAGGCAAAACCTCGCCAATGTTTATTTTTTTGCGCTGTTAGCTTCGAGGCAGATGGGGGTGCAACCCCATCTGCCTTTTTTGCTTTCTAGCGCCCCTCTTCTAACTATCGCAGGCAATATACTGTTCGAGCGAAGGCCGTTGCCCTTGCAAAAGTTGCCGGAACGAGTGGTGCGTCTGTTAGAAGTCTCGTTACATTAAAGTGCATGCTGACCGTTCGTCAAGCACGAGTTTCTTTGAGTGTTTTTTGCCGCCAAGTTTGCGATGCCCATGCAAGGGGCGATTGGTTGGGGGAATGGCTATGACAAGCTGAAAGGCTTGTCCCAGCGGGGGTGTGGCGATCTATCCCTTCCCATGCATAGGAGAGCGTGCAATACGAAAATGCCACTAATACAATTTAGAGTTAATTATTAAGAGATGCGTAGCTACTTGAGCATATGTGTTTTACGTAAGTAATTACTTAAGTAGCTAGGTATGTATGTCGTGTTTAGATGCTAGTGAATACTTAATAAGGAAGCTTGTTGTCTTAAATTTATTAGCTAGTGGATTAGCTAGTGGATCGGTATTTTTACTATTTATAATTAGAAAGTTAGTAGACTTTGTTAGTAATGAAAGGAACAGCCCTTGACAGCGTTTTAGACGAAAAAGCCTTGGAAACGCTGGGCTGGAGGGAGGGGAGAGGGCGTAGGAGGTGATATCAGTGGCGATATTGAAATGATGTCATTTCTCGTCAAAGGAGGCATTTTGATAGCTTTATTTTGCTAGCGGTGTCAAGTGGCTATCATCAATTAATTTCAACGATACTAGCAAAGATTTTTGCCATTTTTGGCTATACATCCTGTGCTATCAAGCTAATAGATATTGCATGGCTGATAGCGTTATGCTATCGATCTAGTATGCACAAAACCTATGCCATTTTTAGGTTTGGTTAGCTCTATATTGATAGTACTCAGAGATCCCACGCGAATGGCAATGAGCTCACTCCCACATTCCGATCTGGGTCCTTATCCAGGCTCCTAAAATGACAGAGCATCCTGCGCAAGCTGTCGGTCGACTGGTCTAGGCTCAGGAATCATTCTTATCATCGCTGATGGGCACTATCAGGTGCGGACCTTGATTCCGCACGTTGCCGATTGCCCGGTCGATCCTGAACCACTCGAATGCTTCGGTCGGTTCACTCAGCAGCAATACCATCTGTTCGGCGCGCTCATTGGGCGTGGCCGGATCCAACCATTCCCGGGCCAGTTCAGGCGACAGCGTTACCGGTCGCCGGTCGTGGATGTCCACCATGCCGCCGGCGCTGTCGGCGGTGATGATGACGAAGCCATCGTGCTCGCCTGGCTCATGCTCGGCGGTGGGATATTGGCCGATCGCTGCACAGAGGATCGGAGTTCGGTCATGGTGCCGAATTAGGTAGGGCTGCTTCTTTGGGCCGCCTTCATCTACCCATTCAAACCAGTTGTCGATGGCGATGATCGTCCGGTGCGGCCAGATCGCTTTGAAAAATGGACCATGGGCGACTTTCTCTACCCGAGCATTAATCGGAGCCGCGCGATCTTTGGCCCAATGCGGCCGCCATCCCCAGCGAACCATGTCAGCCCGCAGAAACTGACCTTCTTGATGAAAGAGGGCGAGCTGCGTGGACGGCGCAGCGTTATAGCGTTCGAAAGGCTGGTCGCCAGTATAGTTAATTAGTGCGTTTGGCATGCTGAGCGCCGCGACAAAGTCGTGAATTCCCCGGTACTGGGAAAGGCGTCCACACATGGTCAGATCCTCCAGCTGTGTTTTCAGCGTAGACCAGTTCCCGGACGCTTAATGACGAAGCCTTGTCCCAAGCAGGCAGGGCAATCGTCTCTTTGGTCAAAGCGGTCAAGGCAAGCCGGGCAGGTACTGAACCTGGCCAGGTCAATAAACGGCCGCATCTTTTCGTAGGCGGCCAGATCGCGACCTTCCAGAGCGACCTGCGCCGCGTCGATCAGGGCGCGATACATATCGGGATCTTCAATTGGCTGGCAGATGACCCCACGAATCATCCGGCCCGTCTCGATAAGATCGAACTGTCGGCCATCGCGCAGGGTCAGGGTCAAGCCTTCAATGCGTGCTGTGATGCCTGATGGGTTGAAAACAAGGTTCGCCCCGCAGGCGTCGCGATAGATCTTGCCATCGTAGGTGGTTCGAACTTCGTTCTGGTTGTCCCTTCTCGCCTTAAAAATGGTTCGCCCGATTTCCCCAAGTGTTAGGGAGCCGTCGCAGGCCACAACCTCATAGGACGATGCGCCGCAATATCGAACAGGATGGCTCTGCAGTTCTTCTACGGCATGCCAGTACGCGGCGTTAGCCATTTCATTCATGTCGTATTGCTCAAGCGGGTTGATGAGTCCTTCGGCGAACAAAGTGGATACCATGGAGTGAAGGTGCTGCCGGTGCGCCTCGGGGTTCTGCATTCGAAAGTCGTGGTCGTCGAGGGTCGAGCGCCACTGCTGAAGTCTCAGCGCTTTAGCCTGGTCGAAATTCATTGAAGGGGATTCGCTGTACAGATACTGGTTTTATGTACAGTAATTGAGGTGTAAAGCACGGGCGAGGGTAGAGCGACGAACTGTAGGATTTTGGGGGATATACGGTCAGCAGGACGCCGATAGGTGGGCAGTTGGTCGTTTTTTGGTACCAAAGCTGGTCATGAAAATGCCGAAGGCATGCCAGCTTTGGCGTTCGCGTTGAATCGACAGTTGGGCGAGTGAACGGAGGCACGGTGTTGCAATTGCGCTTAACCGCGCTACGTTCCTCGGATGCTCTTGATGAGGTTGGCAAGTTGCTCAGCGCCATCAAAGGTGGAGGGGATGCCTTCGCTTTCTGAGACAAGACTGCTGAAGACAACGGCCTCGAACTTCGCGAGAGCGCTCGGGTCATCCTTCTTTATCTTCATCGAGTACTCCGCATAGCTTTGTACGAACTGGCACAAGGCTATTCGCAGGTCGAGCTGAAGAACTTGTGCTTTGACGGATCGGAACTGCGCGAGGACAACGCGGAAGAAGTAGATGAGGATCACTTCGATCGCGAGAATCGTTGGAAGCGTATACAGCAGTAGCCCTTTTTTCGACTCTATGGCGTCTAAGTGAGAAGCTACGTAAGAAATCTGTACGGTTGGTGGCGCGATCATCACTAGTGCAAGCACAATCAGCGACCAGAAGGCAACTCTGCGTTCAGTGAGCTTTGTGGCTGCCAACTGGCGAAACCCATCAACAAGACCAACGAAGTTGTAGGACGATGTTGCGTCTTTTAGTCCCTGCTTAATGGCCTCGACATGTAGTCGTCGCTCGTCGAGTTCGGAGTCCCAGTCCACTTTGAGCTTCGACACCGCTTCGACCGTTTGCGAGAATTTTCGAAACTCGGCGATAGCAGGATCGTTCAGGAGTTTCTTCGCTACTTGAACTGGCATCGAGTATCTTGCGAATGTGATCTGATGCCGGTCGTTCCCGGTGAACAGTTCAAGGTTTTCATCAACGAACCTTCCGATCCGCCGGACTTCAATGCTTGGTTCTGCAGGCTGCACAAACTCTAGCTCGCACAAGAAGCGGAAAGCTGACGCGAAGGCTGAGGTAATCGCCTCAGATCTCTTGTCGTCGGCAAGATTTGGAAACTCTCGAACCTCTCGCATGAAGTGATCACCGATCCACTCGATGTTCGAAGTGCAATACTCATCAAATCGAGCCGCGTTTGAAATCATCAGCTCGATGATCTGCAGCAGCGTTTTCGCGACCTGAGAGGAATCAGATGCTGCTGCGAAACTTCTGAGTGTTCGGGAATAGAGTCGAAGTGACTCCAGGTTTTCTGGTGCGGCGAAGAATGGTGGGTGGGAAGGGGTTGTCATGGGAATTGATGATACCTAACGATTTAGCTAACAGACTCGCAAAGTCGTAGCTTTACGAGTCCAATGAATGAAGTGAACGGTGTCGAACGCGCCGCTAGAAGCTATATACAAAATTACCCAGTAAGTCGCCAATGGTTCGAAAAGGGGATAGAGCTCTAATGTCCCCTTCTGGCCGATAGCTGCCTGTGAGGTGAACCGGGCTCGCTCCCTGAATCTACCTCTACAGGACTGTCGACGGGCCTTGAGTATTCAATCGATTAACCAATGTCCAATTTTTTCAATCGAGCCAAGCCTTGTTTGATATGGCCGGCGTTTTCACCCATGGTCCACAGAGCTCCACGGACATTTCCGCCCACTTCCTGCATCCCTTGCTCCTCAACCAGGAGGGTCAACTCCATAATGGCCGCCTGCAGAGCCTGCTGGTTTTCGTACAGCCTTTCCAGTACATCCGATAGTGAATAATCACTAGGCATGACGTCGACTCCTTTCAAGAAAAAGACAAGCACAGTATCGGCTGTGCCCGAGGCAGGCAGTAATTGCAGCTTGCTTGGGTGCGCGGGTTGTCGATATTGGCGAACCATTCGACCGCTGCCGGCACCGTGGGCAAGTGCTGGAATTCCGCAGCGGTCAGACGTCGCTCTCCCACGGGAAGCAGGTCTGCGCGGGCGTCTTGGCAGTCAGCTCAGTCATCTTCATCCTCGGCGCGGCGGCAAGATTTAGTAGGAAGGCGTTCCGGACCAGCCACCGATGATCACCGAGTAATGCTGGTCAGCATCCACGGTAATTGCCCGATACTCCTTGAGCGCGAGGCGCCATTGACCCTTACCCGCAGATTGGGAGCTTAAAACCGGATAATCCTTGTCCAGTTTTGCCCCCAACAACACCAGGTCCCTTAGCTGAAGCAGTCTGGCGGGTTTCCGCACCAGGGTGTAGGCATTCCCTTTGTCATCGGCAACATGGATGTGGATCGGATTACTGCACTTGGCGCACAGCCAGGTTCTGTTCGAAAAATCCTCATCCAAGGTAAGGTTTTTTTCGCATTGCGGGCATTCATACCCCTTGTCCCAAGCCTGGGTCAGCACTGTCGCTACTCCTGTATAAAAACTAACGATAACGTATTTTATCGTTAGTTTGGCATGGTATGTCAGACATCGTGTTACCGATCACAAATGGGCATGCTCAAACTGAGACGTAAAAAATCAATGATCCAAATTATTAGATCACGGAGCGATGACCTAATCAGTGCTGCCTAAGCGGGATATTCAACCCCTCGCAAAGGTGCAAATCAGTCAACTTGATGTATTCTGTCGCCCAAATAAAACAGGCCCCAGAAAGTGGCGATAAGCATTTGATAAAAAAAGAATACGTAAAGCACAAACGCTCCACCGCTAAACAGCTTAAAACTTTCCGACGCCTTGCCTGCGTAATCACCAGCAATAGAAAGAGCCGCTATCGATGCCAAAATAACCACAACACTTTCGGCTGTTAGAAAAGCAAACATCATGCAAAGAAAACGACGCCTAGTAAGCGGTATTTCATTTTTCTCGCCTGCCCGAACTTCTACAATCGTAGGTGTAGGCTTTGGAATCATATTATCTATATCGGTTCGACCAAAAGTCGCAATTGCTGCTAAAGCCGCGATATAAAAGCCAGGAAGATTCTGAACAAACCCCAGAATCCTGGATATAATACCTGACCCGCCATAAATATTTATACTATGACGAAATATAAAAAGAAGAATAGCCGTAATTACTGCAAGCAAGCCAGGAAAAACCCAATCCATTATCCACTTGTACTCATGCCTTATCGAGAGATAGGAGAATGGGCGCACCAACTGGCTTATTAGAACACTAAAGGGCTGCATACAGTGCCAACTTGATATCTTCATCGATATCACCATAACCATTATTATTTACATCCGGCGTCACAATGTATGCCTTTTTTACGTACTTCTCATTATCCGACAGAGTAAAATCATCAGTATTTACAGTTACAGTGTGCTGGGTATCAGTCGGATCTTTAAACACGATAACAGCCTGATCAAAATTAAAATCCCTACCGCGTGTAAAGGCTTGCCGGAGCGACTCAAGCACACCGTCCGCAGGGAGGTTCTCAAGCTGTGGCCTGAGGACGATAATTTTTTTCTCTTCGGCGAGACCAGCTCTTTGATCCCATACCTGGCCAACATTTTCATAATTAGCGAGTTCAATACGGCCCAAGCTGCCATTGGCTAGGTCATTATAAAAATCATCAGAGATTTTACCGTTCATATCGACGGTATGCAGCGCATTTACCATCAGAGGGTGACCATTCGCCATTATACCGGCAGGATGAGCAGTCTTATATAACTCCTCATTGGCCTTACGACACTCTCTCATTAGAAAATTTAGAAACGCATGGACTTGCGCGCCGGGAATACCGCCACGAGGAGACTCATAAACCATCGAGTAAGTGTCTGGCGCAACGGGAGTCAAACCAATGCATACATGAGCAGAATAATCATTCCCATACCCTTCCGGCTTTTCCAGATCCTGGCGGTCCCCCTCGAGAGGGTTCGATATAGTTTGATCAGGCTCTGTAGGATCACTTTTATTTATAAGCAACGTAGCCTTTAAACCATCATCCTCAATACGCATATCGGAAAGATAATACTTTATCTCACTAGGTAACTCTCGATACAGGCAGTCCACACCATCGAATACCTGCTGCGCCTGAATAAGAATATCTCTCAATGGAAGAGCTAAAACAACCGTCGAGATCATTTGATCATTTACTTCATATCGGGCGGACGCTTTAACCTTCAAATCATAAAATCGCAAAAATCTTTTTGTCAT